TACCGAGGCGGGGGTCCGTCTTGGTCTTAAGTGTCCGCTCTCTGGGTCCTACAAGATCGGCGCTAACTGGAAGGAAACACACTGATGTATAGCATTGTAGATCGAATACTCGAGGTTGTGACGGGTATCCTAATCGTCATGTGCTTTGTTATGGCTATCATCACCTTGGCAAGTCTCTGATGACCACCGCGCTGATCGACGCAGACATCATTGCGTACCGTGCGTCAGCCGTGGTTGAGGATGACTTCGGCGACGGGCCAGTATTCGATCCATCGAAGGTTCACGATACCGTAGACCACCTCGTACAAAAGTGGACCCACCGGTTCCGAAAGGCCAAGGTGGTCATGTGTCTATCGGACACCAACAACTTCCGTAAGACGCTTGGGGGTTCTTACAAAGAGAACCGAAAGGATAAGTCCCGTCCTATAGGTCTCAGTACTGCCATTGAGTATATCCGTGAGAAATACACCACCGTCACGATCCCGTGGTTGGAGGCTGACGACGTATTGTCTCTCCTCGCCGCTAAGGACCCTAACGCTGTTGTTATAACCATCGATAAAGACCTGATGTCTGTACCGTGTCGGTTCTTCAATCCCGACAGTATGAAACGCCCAATGAAGATCAGTAAAGCTATAGCTGATCGGAACTGGATGACCCAGACCATCGTTGGTGACGCTGTGGATGGTTACTCAGGGGCTCCTGGGAGTGGGGCTAAGGCAGCGGAGGTTATTCTAGCGAACCCCCACCGTCTCACTCGTTCAGTACGAGAGATCACCAAGGGAAAGCGTAGAGGAGATAAGGAAGTCAAATGGACACCAGGAGAATCGTGTACGCTCTGGCAGAGCATTGTGGACTACTACGTCAAAGGTGGTTCGACCGAGGACGACGCTATCTACAACGCTCGAATGGCCCGAATCCTGCGAGCGGAGGACTACAATCACGAAACCCAGGAGATCACGTTATGGCATCCAACGACGCCCGTGAAGATTATATCAACCACCCTACGCACTACACCCTCGGTAGTATCGAAGTCTACGATTTCATCACCGCCTGGGACCTCAACTTTACCGAAGGTAACATCATCAAATACATCATCCGAGCCCCTCATAAAGGGACGAAGATCAAAGACCTTAAAAAAGCCCAGTGGTACCTCAACCGACTCATCGAAAACGCTGAGTCAGAGTCGTTCGACCACCTGACGGGGGTGATGCGATGATGCGGTATGCCGGTAGTGTTAATCTCGTTCGTCAAATGCATGAGGCTTACGAGAAGCCAGTTGATCTCCCACTAGACTCAACCACACTCAATGACCTTGGTCTCTCAATGACCTTAATCGCTGAGGAGTTCCTTGAGGTAGGGGAGGCAGTACGCGCTGTTCACAATGCCATTTACATGAAGAAGGGTGCGGCTACCCAGCGTCGGTGTAAGGCAAACCTCCTTAAGGAACTGTGTGATCTCCAGTACGTATTGGACAGTATGTTCGTGACCTTCGGTCTACCTAAGGATGCCGCGTTCAAGCGTGTTCACGATTCCAACATGACTAAATTAGGAGACGACGGGCGTCCTATTCGACGGGAAGACGGGAAAATTCTTAAAGGACCTAATTACCAACCACCTGAAATGGAAATTTTGATAGAGGACACCATATGACTTTTCGTTCCAACCGAAACCCTATGTTTCGTTCGCAATTCTCTGAGGACATCTTCAATCACAAGTACGCACATGAGGGTTGTGAAACTTGGGACGACCTCTCGCGTATTCTCGTTGACGACGTGATGTCGCCATACGTTACCTCGGGGGGTGTATCTAAGGATGTCCGGAGTAGGACCTACGAGTTCATCAGGGACCTAAAGTTCATCCCTGGTGGGCGGTACCTCTATTACGCGGGACGTGATAAGAAGTTCTTCAACAACTGTTATCTCCTTCGCGCTGAGGAAGACACCAGGGAGGATTGGGCTAATCTGTCGTGGAAGTCTGAAAGCTGTCTGATGACCGGTGGGGGTATTGGGACGGATTACTCCGTCTACCGTCCCCAAGGTCAGAAGCTGAAAGGTACCGGGGGTCTGTCCTCCGGTCCGATCCCAAAGATACAGATGATCAATGAGATTGGTCGGAGAGTTATGCAGGGTGGGTCAAGACGCTCTGCAATCTACGCCAGCCTGAATTGGAAACACGGTGATGCTGGCGCACTTCTAGCAGCAAAGAACTGGCACGATATGCCTGTTGGTAGTACGGGACAGTCGTTAGCTGACGTGAAGAAGGACGACTTCAATTTCCCAGCTCCACTCGACATGACGAACATTTCATTGAACTATGACACCGAGTGGTTGTTGGACTTTTGGAAGACCGGGGAGGTAGGTGATGTATTCCGTCAGAACTGCCTTCAGGCCCTATCGACGGGTGAACCAGGTTTCTCCTTCAACTTCTTTGAGCAAGAGAACGAGACCTTACGAAACGCCTGTACCGAAGTCACCAGCGCCGACGACAGCGACGTGTGTAACTTGGGCTCCCTCAATCTTGGTCGGATTGAGTCGCTTAATGAACTTAAGGAGGTCGTTGAGTGTGCCACCACATTCCTACTGTGTGGAACGCTACGAGCTGACCTCCCGTATGACAAAGTCAAACAAGTCCGAGAAAAGAACCGACGTCTCGGTCTAGGTCTAATGGGGCTACATGAATGGCTAATCAAACAAGGGGAGAAGTACCATGTTACAGAGGAACTCAAACGATGGCTCCACGTTTACAAGCGAGTTAGTGACGTTACATCTGAACGTGTCTCAAATGCATTATCGATTAGCCAACCTATTGCCAATCGCGCCATCGCGCCTACAGGTTCAATTGGCATACTTGCAGGGACCTCTACAGGAATTGAGCCGGTCTACGCAGTTGCTTATCGAAGACGTTATCTCAAGTCAGGAACTCGGTGGCACTACCAGTACGTCATAGACGCCGCTGCCCAAGAGCTTATCGATCTTTATGGAACCAAGCCGGAAACCATCGAGTCCGCCATCGATCTCTCTACTGACTATGAACGGCGGATTAGTTTCCAGGCCGATGTTCAAGACTTCGTTGATATGTCGATCTCTTCAACGATTAACCTCCCTGAGTGGGGCTCTAAGGAGAACAACCCTGACACGGTCGGAAGTTTTGTTGACGCTCTTTCAAAGTACGCTCATCGCCTTCGTGGCTTTACCGCTTATCCCGATGGGGCTCGTGGTGGTCAGCCTTTGGTGTCTGTTCCTTATGAAGACGCTGTTAATAGGCTCGGTGAGGAGTTTGAAGAGCATGTTGAAACACACGATGTCTGCTCTCTTACCGGACATGGTGGAACCTGTGGAGTCTGACTATGGCGGAACGTGATTATCGTAAGGAGTACCTCGACTACCATTCTAAGTCGGAACAGAAAAAGCGGCGGGCTTCAAGGAATGCTGCCCGTCGTGAGCTGTCGAAGGAGGGTAGGGTCTCTAAGGGGGATGGGAAGGATGTCCACCACAAGGACCATAATCCCCGGAATAACAGTAAAAAGAACCTTGCTGTACAGTCTAAATCCAAGAATAGGAGTGATCAATGAGTAATAAAGGACCCTTAGTGGACCTAGAAACCGAAATAACGCTACCTATGACCGCTTACGGACTCATCGACCTACTAGATACTGAGTGGCCCGCCCGTTGTATTCTCCCTGGGGAGTCTATCGAGGCGGCTAACCGGTACGCCGGGGCTCGTGACATGATCGACATACTAGTCAGTCTTAAAGCTGAAGAGCAAGGAGCCGATCAGGATGATGATCCGTGAGTATCAGGCGTCAGACATAGACGCGATGATCAAGCTAGGTGCCATGTTCCATGATGAAGGGGGCTATAGTCACTTGGACTATGATCCCCAAGACCTCAGGAACCTTGGTCACTCAGCACTCACAGATCGTCAGAATTACGCAGCCTTCGTCGCGGTGGATGGGAACATCCTCAAAGGGATGATCGCTGGTTTCATCTACAAGCACTTCTTCGGGTCCGATAAATGCGCCGCTGACCTCCTCTTCTACGTGGACCCCCTATTCCGTGGGGGGACTACTGGACCCCGCCTCTTAAAGCGGCTTGAGGTGTGGGCTAAGGATTCTGGGGCTAAAGACTTAGTCTTAGGTATCTCCTCGTCCATCCACGCTGATAGGACGGCTCAGCTTTATGAGAAACTTGGGTTCCCACAGATTGGGACTATGCATAAAAAGAGGTTATAATCATGGGTGGTATTTTCTCCTCCCCGAAGCCGCCCGCTCCAACACCAGTAAAAGTAGCGGAACCGCTACCGGCCCCGCCGCCTCCACCACCACCTCCTCCAGTAGTAAGTAAGAAAGACCCTACGGCGAGTCGCCCTGACGCGGGTGGTTTAGAGATTGCGCGGAAGGAGGCCAAGAAACAATCAGAGCGGGTCAACCGTGATCGCCTTCGGATCGCATTGAATACCGGGAACAACGGTACTTCAACAGGTCTGTCTATTGGCGTTTAATTGAGAGGTAGGATGTCTGATAAAAGAGTTACAGCGAACGCCCGATATAAGGCGCTAGCTGTTAAGCGCGAACCATATTTACGTCGCGCAAGGCGTAATGCCGAAATGACGATCCCCAGTATCCTACCTCCGGATGGGCACACTGGTTCATCCCTACTCGTTGAGCCCTTCCAGGGTTTAGGTGCTAGGGGTGTCGTCTTCCTAGCCTCCCGTCTCCTAACAGCCTTATACCCGCCGGGGACGTCTAGCTTCCGCTTGCAAATCCCCGCTGAGGTAGTCCTGGCTGAAGGTTCACCGGTAAGTGCTGAAATTGAGGGTAGCTTAGTCAACGTAGAAACTCTGATTAACTCAGAGATTGAACGCCGACAATGGCGGTCCCCTACGAACACCGTTCTCCAGCACCTCGTAGTCGCTGGTAACGTCCTCGAGCAGATGCTCCCTGACAACCGGATCAAGGCCTACCGCCTAGATCAGTACTGTCAGGTTAAAGACCCCGCTGGTCGCCTTATTGAACTGGTGATTGAAGAGAAAGTCTACCCTGACAACCTCCCTGAAGAAGTCAGGGGATTAGTCAAAGACGTACCTCAGAATGGTCAGGAGAAGATTAACCTGTACACTTGGGTCAAGCGTCTTAAAGACGGTACTTGGCGGGTACATCAAGAGTTAGGTGATGAAGTTATTGGGGCTTCCGTGGGTAAGACTAAGGTTCTACCCTTTAACAGCTTAGGTTGGTCCCAGGGACTCGGGGAAGACTATGCTCGGTCTAAGGTCGATGATCATATAGCCGACCTTATTTCACTAAACCACCTCCGTAAGGCAATGGTCGAAGGTGCTGCTATGGCCTCGCGCCATATCAATATGGTTCGTCCAAATGCTGCTGGTGGTCTTAAGCTTCGCCGTCGTCTCGCCCAAGCCGAGAACGGTGACTACATTGTCGGTAACCCTGAAGATGTGGAAATGAAGCAGTTCACGAACACTGCTGGTCTTGCAGTCGCCCAAGAGGAGATTTCACGACTCAGTCAGGAACTTGCCTCAGCCTTCCTTATGAACTCTTCGGCTCGTCGTGATGCTGAACGTGTTACAGCTACTGAGCTTCGTCTCATGACTGAAGAGCTTGAAGGCTCCCTCGGCGGTGTCTTCTCGATGCTCTCCCAGGATATGCAACGTAACCGTCTTATGCGTTTGATCGCTCAGATGCAGTCGAACGAACAGCTACCTGAATGGCCTGACGGTATTGTGGAGCCAACTGTGATTACGGGCCTAGAGGCCCTTGGTCGCGAACAGGACGTGGTTCGTGTCACACAAGCTCTCCAGACCCTCCAAGGGTTTGATGAAGCTACGTTGATGTACGTCAAGATGCCTGAGCTTCTCGGTAAGCTCTTCAATGGTCTCCAACTGTCCGACGCTGTACGTTCGGAAGCGGAGGTCGCACAGAAACAACAAGAACAAATGGCAGCACAGATCGGCCAAAGTGTGGCTGAGGCTGGTGGTGTTGCTGCGGCACAGCAAGCTGTTGCGCCGCCACAATAACTGGAGGAATGATGCCTGAGTCCCAAGAGGTAACCCAAGAAGACCAAGGTCCCGTACCTGGTTCCGATGAGTACAACGAAATGATGGCGAGTAATTTCCGCCAATCACAAGAAGAGCATGACGACTCTGAGACCCCACCGGTCCCGCCGATGCCTGAAGGCGGACAGGAGAAGTTTTATAACCCTAAGACCGGTGAGTACAACTGGCAGAACCACGCTAAAGAACTCCAATACCGCCTGACTAAGGATGAGAAGTCTGCAGCGAGTGATGAGAAGTCTGCAGCGAGTGACAAGACTAGTGAAGACGAAGCCGTCAAAGACATCGTTACTGAAGCTGGTCTAGATATGGACGCCCTCGGGCAATCGATTGTCGAGACCGGTGGTATCCCTGAAGACGCTAAGAAGTCCTTGGTGGACCGTGGTATTCCCGAAGAGCTTATCGACAGCTATATCGAGAATGCGAAGTACCGCCTGGAGAACTCCCAGAGCGAAGCCTTGGAGTATGTCGGAGGTACCGACGGTTGGGATAAGATGAACGTGTGGTGTCTCGACAACCTCTCTACGGATGAACAGGCGGCATATAACGAGATGCTTGCCGGTCCTGGTTGGAAAGCTGCTGTCGATACGATTAAGGGTAAGATGAAATCTGCAACCCCTACAGGTCAAGAAGGTCTCATGATCTTCGGTGATGAAGCCTCGTCTGGCTTCTCTGGTGACGGTTATAAGAGTCGTAATCAGATGAAGGAAGATATGAAGTCCGATAAGTACCGTAATGACCCAACCTTCCGTAAGGAAGTAGCCTCGAGGGTTGCAGCGTCTCAATTTGAAGACGACGAATACTAGACACTGGTACTCCTGAGTATCAGGTTGATGCCCCCTCCCTACAGACCAATTACTGGGAGGGGGCTTATTTATCATTTTCAAGACCCTTATCGGTACATCAGTCGACGTGCTGTACTTTGTAGCGGACACCGACACCAACAACGCGGACGTGACCCTCCGGTTCAGCTTAGATACTTTCGACAGGAGTTCTCTGTAATGGTACAAAGTGACCCTATATTTTATAAAACGGTAAGCCACTGGTACGTCCCATTCTATATTCGATGGTCCCTAGGTGCGTAAGGTCGCAGTGATCGGTCAGGCCGATAGTCGGAAGGACGCACCTTTCGACGACAAGTCCTGGGAGATATGGGGCCTTCCCTGGGATACCAAACTACGTAGGGTGGATCGTCTATTTGATATGTACGACCATCAAGTTATGGTTCCCGACAAGTCGTACCTCAAGAAGGCTGAGAAGTCTGGCGTAGTGTTATATATGCGCGAGCCTATCTGTCGTCGGTCTAAGAAGTTCCCTCTGGATGAGATTATCGAGGCGTACTTCGATGACTTTAGTTGTACGCTTTGCTACATGGTCGCCCTCGCTATCTACGAAGGTGTTGACGAGATTGGCTTGTGGGGCATCGACATGGAGAAGATGGGTGAGTATGAGACCCAACGCCCTGCGATGTACCGTTGGTTAGGGCTAGCCCAAGGGCTCGGTATAAAAATCACCATTCCCCCTGCTAGTCCCCTCCTTAAACCTTTGTACCAATACGGGAGAGACGTACTCCCTATAGACTTCTCCTTAGGTCGTACTGAACTCCTTACAGCCCTTCAGTATTTCCTAGCGAAATCCTCGCCGATGGAGCGAGAGTTGTTCATTCAGAACTTCAAATCAAAACCCTAATTCAACGCGACTAGCCGTCGCTAGAATACGGCACGTTCCTTGTTACCTGTTCTCAAGGTGGCTCCTTGAGAGAGGCTCAGCGTGTCGTGTGTGACCCTAAGTACTCTAGACCTGGCTACGGCTGGATAATCTATCGAGGACGGGGAATCCGAAACTTCACCCTCAATAATAACAATAACCATAACAGGTGAACAAAACCTATGGCTCATGTAGTTGGCTTTGCAGCCACTGTGTACGCTCAGTTCGTTCAGTCTTGTGCCGCTGCTTCGGAGTTTGAAGTCGGTCTGTCCAGCTATGAGAACTTTGCTGAGACCCCGATTGGTAAATCTCCGTTCACGGATATGACTGACTCGGACACTATTGCGTACAAAGCCGTTTCCCTGGACGATCCGTCCAAGTGGGAAATCGGTATTGCGACGTACGATGATACCAACAAACAGTTGGACCGCCTTGACGCGAATGTCATCGCATCTAGTAATTCAAACAACAGAGTGAACTTCCTCCGCTCGGATTCGTCCAAGAGTGGTCAAGTTCTAGTCGAAGGTATTGCCTTCGTCTCACACGACAATGCCTACACCATCACCAACCACACTGCCGACCGCGCTATGGACTGCGACACCGCAGCCGACGCGGAGATTGCCGACGTTGTAGGGACCTTGATTCAGGACCTTATCGACGCTGGCGTCATCACCGGCACCGTGGCGGCTTAAGGAGGTCATAGATTATGGCTGGTACTCCCTCTAATCCGGCACGTTTCGGTTATGGTCAGTCCGCGTCGGACTCCCGTAACCTGTGGCTGGATGTCTTCGGCGGCGAAGTTATGGCAGCTTTTGACCTTGCTACTGTCTTTATGGACAAGCATGAGGTCAAGACTGTTAGCGGCGGCGCTCGAAGCTACAAGTTCCCGAAGACGTGGAAAGCGACTTCGGAATATCACACTCCTGGTACTGAACTGCTGGGTGAAGACATCGATACGACCGAAGTCCAGATCACCGTTGATGACATCCTCGTGTCGCACACGGCTTTGTCGGACCTCGACAAGATGCTCTCGCACTTTGACGTTCGGTCTAAGTTCGCGGACGCAATGGGTGCGGAACTGGCTAAGGTGTTCGATAAGAACGTCGCCCGTCAGTTGATCACCACCGCCCGTTCGACTGCTGATGGTCCGTTCCCGGCTGGTAACGTCATTACTGACGCCAACGCTGTGAACACCTCAACGACTAGCGGTATTGAGTGGATCGAAGTGATCCGCGAAATGAACCGTGTGTGGTTCGAGGCGGATGTCCCTGAAACGGCCCCGCGTTATCTCGCAGTCAACTGGTACGTCTTTGACGCTATCAAGTATGCAGCGGATTCGAATGGTAATTACCTCGTCCTCAACCGTGACTTTTCTGGTCAACCCTCCTCGGGTGGAATCAACTCTCGCGTTGAGTCGATGGTCATTGATGGTGTTACGGTCCTTAAGACTCGTAACGCGCCATTCGTGACGGATGAGTCGGCTGCGACTAACGTCTACGCGAAGTATCGCGGTGACTACTCCACCACCACCGGTATTGGCTGGGTTCCCATGGCTATTGGTACCGTCAAGGTGATGGACATTAACTTCGAGTCCGAGCGCGACACGCGTCGTCTCGAAGACTTCCTCGTGGCGAAGATGTTGGTGGGTCATGGCACCCTCCGACCTGAATGCGCCATTGAGGTGAAGACCTCGTAAGAAGGTCTAGTTCCTCCAACTGCCCCCCTTGGTTTCGACCAAGGGGGGTCTTTGTTGTTTATAGGGAAGACATATGTCTCTGACTAAAATTCAAGCCGTCAACATCATGCTTGATGCAATCGACGAGGAGCCTGTGTCCTCTCTCGACTCGGGCCTCCCCGACGCCGAGACCGCTGAGCGGTTTCTTGATCGCGTTACAAAGGATGTTCTGACGAAGGGCTGGAACTGTAACACTGAGTACGATTGGAAGCTCACTCGTGATGCTAACACCGAGTACCGTGTTCCAAATAAAGCTATGCGTATCGACACCACAGGTGTTGATAAAGATATAAAAGTTTCCGTCCGTGATGATAGTGGTGTTCGTAAACTCTACGACATTAAGAACCAGACGTTCACTTGGACGAATAAACCGACGCTCTACGTCGAGATCACTTGGGAGTACGACTTCGCGGACCTCCCCCACGAACTTCAGAGCTTCATTGCGTACCATGCGGCGCGTAAATTCCAGAAGTCCGAAATGGGGTCTGTCGCCCTCGATACGTTCACAGCGGAAGACGAGGCATCTGCCTGGGCCGCGTTAATGGACTACGAGGCTGACCAAGAGGACGCGAACGAACTCACCGATAACTCCCACGGCTATTACATTTCACAACGAACGGGGCAACGGACTTTCTAATGGCGTCCCTTGAGGAGCAACGTATCAAGACGTTGCATCAGGGGGTCTCGCGGCAACCTGATGCCGTACGGCTCCCTGGACAGGTCCAAGAGGCCGACAACTGTTTATTCAGTGTCGTCTCTGGTGGCTTTGAGAAGCGTATGGGCTCTGAGTACCAAACTGCTATCCCGGAGATCGGGACCAGTGATGTTGTCGCCGCTCACGCTTATGAGCGAGACTCCACGGAGCAATATTGGATATTCATCAACGCGGGTATTCCCATTATCTATGACTCATCCGGTACTGCTAAGACCGTAAACGTCGATGATGGTACTCGGTACCTTGTGTTCGCACAGGATAGCACCGTCTCTCCCGTGACCTCGTCTAGTGGTCAAATCTCATACCCGTCTTCCGAGACGCAGATTGACCTCACCATGACGGACCTTGCGGGGGGACTCACGGTAGTCGTTGAGGGTTCCGCCACCGGTGCCTTCGGTGGTGAAGAAGTGACTATGCACACCTTCACTACGAACTCTTCGGCCACTGTAACGATCTACCCGTACATCCGTACGCGGACCACGGTCGCTGGGACGGGCACCCACACGATTACTGCTACGTTTAAAGACACCACATATCTCCTCAACACTACGGACCCAGAGAATGGCTTTGCGTTCACTACTCTGTTGGATACGACGGTCATCGCAAATAAGTCCGTCGTGTGTTCAATTGACAACACAACGATTACGACCACCATCTATGGACCTTCCCGGTCCTTCGCTGATCTACCACGGGCTGGTGAGTCCATTCCCGCGTACCTGGGCGTCTACGACGTAGGTTCCCCGGCTAACATATGGGACACCTCGGACACCGGTTGTAACACTGGTGACATCTGGAAGGTTTCACCGGATGCATTTCCTGAGGGCTACTACTTCGCCACACTGGACCGTACGGGCTCCGTATGGTTCTGGGAAGAGATCGCTGACCCTAATGCGGCTAATTCCTTTGATGTAGCGACGATGCCTCATGTCATCGTACGGGAAGCGGATGGTACATTTACGTTCAAGCGTGGGACGTACAATTCCAGGCCTGTGGGCGACGCGACTGTCACTCCTAATCCAGACTTCATTGGGGCGAAGGTTAATGACCTGACGTTCCACCGTAATCGTCTTTGGTTCTTCGCGGATGAAATCGCATATTCATCCCAGGCGGGCGACTACTTCAACTTCTGGCCGGATCAAGCCTCCGTCGTTACTAACTCTGACCCTGTAGGTCTTGTAGCTGCGACTCCGGAAGTTTCTATCCTACGCCACGCGGTTCCTTTCGCTAAGTCGCTCTTTGTTACGTCGGATAAGACGCAGTTCGATATCTCCTCGGGATCGGCAGCAGTTATGTCTCCCGAGAATGCGGTAATTGATCCGACTACGAACTATAAGACAGAGATTAAAGCACAACCTCTAGCGTTAGCTGATGAGCTTTATCTTGCAGCTACGACAGGTCAGACCTCCACGATCCTTGAGTACGTCCTAGAGGACGATCAGTTGTTCTCTAAGGCCGTAGACACGGCTATTCATGTGTTCGGGTATCTCCCCGCCAACATGATCCGGCTTGTGGGTGATGCGGCTACCAGTACCCTCTGGTGCCTGTCCTCAGACGACCGTGATGCTCTCTACACTTACCGGTACTACAACAACGGTACCGAGAAGGTCCAAAGGGCTTGGGGTACTTGGAAGTTCCGTACAGGTGCGCGTATCCATGCGATGGCATTCCTGAATGGGTATCTCTCCCTGATTATTCGTCAGCCCGATAATACGACGTATATGGAACGTCTCCCCGTTAATATCACTGATGGTCCCTCAAGCCATTCTACACCAGTTCTACTGGACCAATGGGCCGAGGTGACGGGTGTGTATGACGCGGGTACAGGACTCACCACTTGGACACTACCTTATGCCCATGGTTCGTCTACGGACCTTGCGGTGATTCTTGGTGCCGGTTTTGGTACCGATGATGAGGGACGACAACTAACACCGACCTTTACCACCACGACAGCCTTCACGGTGTCTGGTGACTTTAGTGCCAGTACAGCCATCATTGGGTTTAACTACACGATGCTGGTTGAGTTGTCTAAGCAGTACCTACGAGACTCTAGTGACCAAACGATCACCACCGGACGGTTACAGATTAAACGTCTATGGGTGAATTATGCGGACACTGGTTTCTTCCAGTTCAAAGTGACTCCAACCTCCCGTACTGCCCGTACGTTCGCAATGACCGGACGGGTTCTCGGGGACGCGGGTAATCTAATTGGTCGGGTCCCTATTGTCTCAGGTAGTCAACGATTCCCTGTGGGCTCCCGTGGTGACACCGTGAAACTCGAAATCATCAACAGTACACACCTACCATCTAAGATCACCTCGGTGGCTTGGATAGGACAATTCAACGAACTGACTAGGCAAGAGTAATGGGTACAGAAACACTAGCTATAATGGCTATCGGATCAGCCGCGTTAGGTACTTTCACGTCAATCGCCCAAGCTAACGCCTCTCAGGACGCTGCAAACCAGCAAGCTGAACAAGCGCGTAAGCTTGCTGCCCAGGAGCGGGCCGAGGATGATGCCCAAGCCACACGGTTCCGTGAGTCTGAGATCGCTGCTGCAAATAAGGAAGCAGCGCTCGCTACCGAAAGTATCCTTGAGACTGAAGCACAGATTGAGGAAGACGCTGTACGAGCCTCTAGTGAGCGTGTCCGACAGGCGAACCAAGAGTTGGGGAACTTAAGGGCAGCTTCAGAGAACCTATCAACCGCAGTAGCCACGGGACTCGTTGTTCAGACTGGGTACAACATTGGGTCTGACCTCAACTCTATTCAGATACAACGTGTCCGAGATATGAAATTAGAGAGGGCCCGACGCGGCGTGGTTAATACAAATCAGTTCAACCGTATCACAGCGGCAGACTCTAGGTACTCAAGTGACACCTTAAGTAGTTTCCAACGTACTCGGTCTACCAGCTTAGCGGCAGATCAATTGCAGCATAATGCGGCGATCAGAGCCTCGAGTAAAAGGACCAACGCGGCCATAGGGTTCGTTGATAGTTCCCTGAAGATTGGCGCTGATTATAGGAAAGACCAAGGTATATCGAAGGGCTAGGTCGCCCAGCCGAAAGATAGCTTCGACTAGAACTTGACCGATGAAGTCTAAACATTAAGGAGCCCTAATGGCCCGACGTACTAATATTAATAGGTCCGAGGGGGTATCCCAAGGTCCCTCTGTAGGCACCACGGAACGTCGTGCGCCCACAGCTTCGATCCCTAACACAGCAGCACCGGTAACTCGTACCGCTTCCCTGGCCCGCCAGATGTTAAGTCCTATGGAACAGCTAGACACGAACTTCGGTAAGTTCTTCGGCTCCGCTGCTAACACGTTAATGGCGGTGAATGAGCAAGACAGAAAGAAGCGTGTAGAAGAAGCTATCCGACAAGGGGAGCAAGATGGTCGGAACGGTATCGTAAACCCGGACCATGTAAGCAGTGATGCGTATATAGAGTCCTTTGATACACAGATCGGCATCAAGCTCGGTCAAGAGGTCGCAACGGACTTCACTAAGGCGTTGTCCAAACAGCCGCCCGGTACGGACCCTCATAGTTTCTACCAGACGTTCCGTAAGGAAGCGTTCAAGGATCCCCTAGAGTCCTCAGTTGCACAACAAGCCGCTGAGCGTATGTTCCTGAAGCAAGCTGATCCGACGATCCGTCAGTTCGAGCAAGCGAACACTCTTCGAGAGACTACTGATAAGATCGGTAGGGTTACGAATAACGCTGTACAAACTTTCAAGCGGGACCCTGCGACCTATAATGTCGAGTCCTTCAACCAAGGTGCCACAGCCTTAACGAATACGACAGGCTTCTACGCTAAGGTCCTCAACACGTCGTCAACTACCCCAACAGCGGGTAGTGGTAAGCTCTCGCTTTTTAGAACTCTTGTTGCTACTGCGGAGAGTAAGGACGAGATCAACGCCCTCAAGAGAATCATGGCCTCGGCGGGTTCGGGTAGCGATGAGAATAGTTCTTTCCTTACTTCATTTAGTCAGGAAGCAGAGAAGCTCAACGATAAACTGACGAATAACCTCCTCCTGGCGAACACTGAAGAAGAGCGTCGTATCTCCGCTAATATTTCAGAGTCTATAAGTTCTATACGATCCATGGAAGACGCGATGTTTGTAGCGCAGAGTATTGCGGACTTTGAAGATATGTATGCTGTCGAGGTAACCGCTCTCGGTCTCAAGCAGAACCTAAACAACCAGATCAAAGGGCTGACCGGTAAACAGAGCGACCTCAATACGTTCAGGATAGCTCTCGAGAACGGTAAAACCATACATGACGCCAAGTCTGACAAGGAACGTACTGCCATCAATCGTGGGTTTGTAGAGGCTTTACGGACACCTATGGTACTCCCCGGTGTCCCTGGGGACGAAGCTGATGATCCCACAGTAGAGACTCAAGTAGCTAGCCTCAGTGACCCAGCGACTCAAGGTAAGGTGGTGGACCTGATCACGCAGATGGACACGTATCCACCTGCTCTTCAGGCCGAGACTGAAGCTGCCATTACGCGGTTCGATGATCCCAACAAGGTTAATGCAACGTACCAAGGTATTCGTGCATTGATTGATAAAGCGGGACCACAAGCCGCATACCGTCACTTCAGTTCCCGTACGATGGAAATCTACGAAGTCATCCACACCGAGGTCAGTACGTCTGATTCCCCGCTCAATGAGGTGATTAAGCTCACTGAATCGTTTGTGGCTAGTCGCGGCGATAAGTCCTTTAACATTAAAGCTAAGGATATCATCCCACCGACGCCTACTAAGAGTGCTGATGAACAACTCAATGCTCGTATTGACCGGGCGTTCGGTGACATGGAAGTGTCCAACGAAGTCCGTGAAGCTATGAGAACCGCAACCCTTAGATCAATCTACATGCAGAGCAATCCAGACAAGTGGCGCGATGTCGTAGACGCTAGAGTTAAAGGAGCCCTACTCGGTACCGATATCTCTATTCAAGTCCGAGATGGTAAGCCTTTTGCTACCCTTGCTTCTGACGGTATGGGGCTCAACCGGCTAGGGGAGGCTGTAGTATTCAATGGTCAGACTGTTAATACTATGGAAGAGTTTAACCTAGCTTTAGATGAGCTAGCGGAGGTATTCCCAGGGCTCGACGTTGACGATATCACTACGAACTGGCGCGGTAATTATCACGAACTCAACGTGAGCGGTCAAGCAGTGGCTATCCGTCCTGACGCCGAAATCCGTATCCCTAAGCGTTCCGGATCAATGGTCGCGTTAGGTGGTGTGAATGAAGCAGCATTCGAGATGGTGAAGCTTACGGGTAACCCTGGCGTCGATGCGGAGATGATCAAAAAGACCCTTTCCCCCCGCGCAAGGGCTCTCTTTAAGATTAGACATCACGGGGCGCCCTCTCCAGCATATGAGTTTATATTAGACTTCCGTAACGCGGACTACCTCAAGGAACAAGTAGACTTTGATGCCTTAGATAAGCGTCACGCCGAAGCTATCGAAAGACAGCGTAGGATCAATAAGGTTTCCGAGGAAGTTAAACAGTTACAGGCCAGTGGGGCTGATTCGCCATAACAAGGACACACGATGATTAAGAATCCTGTGAAGGAAGAGGAGTTCGTTCAGAACTTCTATGACGACTCCGTTTCCCGACTTGCTGAGGACGAACGGATTTCCCCGAGTGCGGGGATCACCCGCCACGTCGGTGGGGCTCCTAAGACGTTCTCTGGGGCTTTTAGTAAACTCCAAGCACTTCAGAGGGAACATATTATGGAGAATGGTCCTTCCGCACGGGATGGGAAAAACGCCCAACCCGGTAACCGCTATCGTGACCGCCTGTATGATTTCATCCGGCAGCGTGAGGGTGAGCGCCTAGAAGTCTATAACGACCATAAGGGCAACCGTACGGTAGGCCTAGGCTTCAATATGGACTCTCCTGAGGCTCGTGAGCTTTGGGAGCGTTCTCTCCCTGGTGTGGACTTCGATGACATACGTGAGGGTAAGGATCGGCTGTTGCCGACTCAAAGCCGCGCATTGTTTGACAACATCGTCCCTGAGTATGAAGAGATCGTCAGGAACAAGATCGGTAAGGACGTGTACATCCCTGAACACCAAATGATCGCCCTGACTTCTCTCGCGTACAACGCTCCCTCATTGATCGGTCCACGTCTTACTGAGTTTGTTCGACAAGGTGAGACGAAGCTGGCAGCAGAGGAAATCCTAAACCGATCTAATAAGGAAAATCACAGAGGTATTCAGAACCGCCGTGATATTGAAGCACAGCAATTCTTTGGTAACACCGAGGAGTTTAAGCTCGCCTTCAATGACCGTTTTGGTGATGAGGTGTTGGTCGGTGGTACTGGGAGTGACATGCTCTCGAATTACGAAGTCCAGCGCGGCGACTCGTTGTCTAAGATTGCTCAGCAATTCAATACGACGGTAGAAGACCTGGTTAATCTGAACGATATCAAAAACCCTGATAAGATTCACGTTGGTCAGAGCTTAGTGATCGATATGATCACAGAGCAAGTTCCAGCGATGGGTAGCATTACTCGTGAGTACACTGACGAGAAACTCTCTCATAAGTTTTCGGTATCTTTAGAGGCCGAGACTACTAACCGGCAAGCGTACCGTCTCCCGGTACCTCGTAGGAAGCCTAAAGCTCCTGAGTCCGAAGAGCTTAAGGTTGAAGGCTCATCACTCGCTGACGTAGTTCCTCGTAGGAAGCCTAAAGCTCCTGAGTCCGAAGAGCCTAAGGTTGAAGGCTCATTGCTCGCTGACATAGTTCCGTCACATATACGTGGCTATATGTCACACATTCTAGGCTTCGACCTAGACGATGTGAGGGGCGCGGATTACTTCAATAGTAATGAACAGACTTACATTAAGGACGTAGCGTTTCGTGCGGCGGAACGTCAGGGTATTGACGTGTCCGCTGGTCCCACCAAGTGGGCGGGTGTCTCCTACACTAAGGACTACACGAATGGTACCAAGGACGTCGATCCCTCTTCCTTTAAGCTGATCGGGGATTCTAAGTTCTCGGTGAAGGCTACTCTAGGTGACTTTGCGTGGCGCATAGATGAGCGCGGACATCTTGTAGTTCGCGACGTGTATAACTTCAACGATGCTAAGAAGCTCCAAAAAAAGTTCCCGACGTTTTTGGATAAGGTGGCTCATATATCTGAGATTGCTGGTCAGGTCCTGACGAGTTCAGGTGCCGTTGGTCCTTACGCCGTAGTCCGTCGGGCTGGGGCGTTGTTTGGTGCCACGGAGGAAGGTGCGGGTGCAAAGTTCGAGATCGATCTAGGACCCATCACGGGTGAGCAAGAAGAGACCGAGACGACTGACGACAACACTGGATTTGACACTGACACAGCCGCCTAGGAGGAACTATGACGGACACAGTCTTCTGGATTTGCGTGGGTGTACTTAAGTGGATCGCCGCATCGACGGGGACCACCTATGAAGAGGCCAATGTGTACATATTTGTGTACGGTTGGCCTGTCCTAACCATCATGATGTTCGTCTACATTATCTACCTACGGAGACAAGTGAAGTATGGCCGAGACTAACGACGACTTGTTCGTCGATGAGGCACCCCGCACGGAACTTCCTGTAAATGGGGCCTTCTCGTTTGACCCTAATGAGGGACGTTCTCGTTTCGCCGCGTTGAGTGAGAACGAAGCACCGACGTTCTTCGATGCCTTCCAAGCGGCGGCGGTCCGTGAGAACTTCGCTATTGAAGCTCTCCGTACGGGAAAAGCTACACTTCAGCGTCGCGTGAATAACCCAGACTTTGAAGTGATCGATGATGGCTTTAATGTCGCTGAGTACATCCAATCAAATTGGGACGAAGATAAGACCCAGGATATGGCGTTTGCCATCAACGACGGTCTGTTCGATGACGTGTTCAATGAGGATCAGTTCAACGCTAGAGTAACCTCCATCGAGGAAGAGCGTGAAGCTCTCCGCGTAATGGAAGGTAACATCGCGGGGTCACTCACTGGTGCCTTCGCTACAGCCTTACTTGATCCCACGACCTATATCCCTGTGGTCGGTGTGGCTGGTAAGGCTACACGCGCAGTTAAGCTGACGCGCTTCCTAACGCAAACCACGGCCCTCACAGGCGTGAGTGAGGCTCTTCTCCACCAGTTCCAAGACCTCCGCACCTTAGAAGAGTCCTTCATGAACATAGGGGCCTCCACGGTCCTTGCGGGCGGTCTAGGGGCCTTTGCGTTCGCAAGGAGCCCGACGCATCCCCTCCATCCCAGTAACCCAGATAACCCGTTCCACCCTAATATAGATGAGGACGTTTCGGTCTACACTCCTGGTGAAGGCCGTACGGAGACCTTCAGCGGCGAGCAGACTCCTGGTACTGTAAGCGCTGCAGAGAACACCGATGGTGTCCTTGGGCGACCTGATCAGGTTAAGGTTCGAGGAGGAGGCCGAGAGCGTGATAACTTTGTTGCTCAGAAGATAAACCAAGCGACTCCGACAGGTCGTGCATTTAACTCTGCTAGTCAAGTCGGTCGTAAGATATTCACAGCGTTGGTCAATACATCCCATATCTTTACTAATGCTAATCGGGCTGGTCACGCTACCACCTTGTCTGCTGAAGACATTCGGGACTTCTACACTAACGTAGGGAAGACCGCTCAGGTCACTGGAGAAAGTATCCTTCGTAACTTAGTTAAAGACCTAGGTGTCAGTCGTATACCTGGATTTAAGAAGTCCGGAGAGATTGCCAACGCCTACAACGAAATGACCCTCCGCTCTCTCCACAACGATATTGTGGATGACGCCCTAGAAGCGCGTATCGCGGAGACGTTTGGGAAGTCTGGGCTTGAAAAGATCAGGGTTGCTTCAAAGCAGTACGCTGAGGAAATCCACAAGGCTAATGAGTTCTTCGAGTCCAAGATGTTGGAGCTTGGGGTCCTCAGGGATGAAGATAACTTAGCCTCGCTCCTTGCTGACCGTGCAATGATCCGTGCTGAGACCAACAGCATCATAAAGACTGCTAACGCTGCTAAGAAGGCGGCGCGGGGTTCTGATGACTTTGCTACTGTACAAGCGACTCAAGATAAGATCATAGCTGACGCTCGAGCAGCCCGTGACCAACGGGTGTCTGAGCTTAACCCAAACATCGAATTAGAACAGGCGAGGCCTAAAGCCCTTGGTAGGGATTATGGTGTCATGCAGTCCTGGGACCCCTACACGATCACTGAGAATTTCGATGAGTTTAAGAATTTCCTGTACCGTGTAGCTATCAACCACGACAGCGACCTGTTCCATATATGGCTTGAAGAGTCTAAGAAGTTATCGCGGACTGAGTTCGATGAACTTGCAGATACTAACCCTCAACTCCATAGAGAGATAGCTGACGAGTATGCGGGTGACAGCTTCTGGCTGAAATCTGAAATGCTTGAGAACGAGCTTAAGGGCGCTGAAGAGAAACTAAAACAGTCCGAGCTAACCGCTGGTGAGACCCTACGCACCCTTAAGTTGGTGGACCGGGAAACTGTCAAGGTTACCCGCAAGCTAGCCCTCAAGAAGAGGGATGAGTTAGCGCTTAGTCATAGAAAAGCCCGTGAGGCCACTAAGGTCGCTAAGAAGAACGCTAGGGCCTTCGCCAAGGCCGCTGAGGCCGCTAGGACGACTACCCTAGCCCGTCAGCAGCAGTTCATCCCCGTAGGTGGTGAGGTGAAGAGTACTGCGTTTGATCTTCCATTGGGTGAGGCTAAGACCGCAAGTCACCTCGCCGAGCCTACTCCGACGACTATAGGAACTGCTACAGCAGACGCCACAGCTAAGGAAGCTCAGTTTGGTCTAAACCCATTGATCCGTGAGGAGCAGAGTCTCGCACGGAAGCTAGAGGCTGTTCAGATCGAGCTTCGCCGTTTGGAGATGCAAGAAGAGTATCTCAAGGGTCGAAAGTTCCAAGAGCGGCAGCTTGTACGTACATACAATAAAGAGCGTAACAAAAACGCCAAGACCGTACGTGGGATAAAGCGGGAGCTAAAGAAGCACAACAAGCTCCCCGGTATCACTGATATCGTAGAGAAGATCGCCAGACAGTTGGCAAAAGGACGGCACGTCCCTTCGACGGGTACGGTCCTTGATGACGTTGTAGGGGAAACAGGACGCTTCAAAGAGCGTGTGATCCATATCAACGACGACGCCCTCCGTAAGGAGGCCTTAGCTGACCGAGGCTTTGGTCGATCATTCCTCCGACGGGACCTCCCTAACCTTCTAAACACGCAGTACGAGCAGCTTTCGGGTCACCTCGCTCTTCGTGAAGTCTTTGGGCTACAGAAGGGTTTGGAGTTCGACGCCTGGGGAGTCTCTAATGATATGAACAAGCGGACAGTCATTGGCGCTATTGAAGATGACTACCGTACGCTAATCAACGAAGCGGAAGCTAAAGGGGACACTAAGCTTGCTAATCGTTACCGTAGTGAGTCTAAACAAATGGTTGAAGATACAAACCATATGAAGGACCGACTCCTCGGTATGTACGAAGCGGATAGTCACGGCGGTATGGCGGCTCTCCGTTGGGTCTCTAAGAAGATGCGTCAAGCTAATGTCATTCGGTTTGCTTCTGGCTTCGGTCTCACGTCCCTTACGGACGTCGGGGCCGTAGCCTTACACCATCAAATCCTACCCGCGTTTGTTAAGCATGGGAAGGAGATCATGGAGTCCATGGGTAACCTAGAACACAACGAACTACTCTCCTTCATCTATTCGTTGGAGGCTGGTAGTTCCGCCATGATGCTCGGTCGCCGCTTTGGTGACACTGACCTATATCGGGTTGAGCAGTATGGTATTGGTCTCCCTGGGACTATGACGCACCGTATTACGAATGCTATCGACAGGGCTGGTGAGCGTCTCTCAGGGGCCTCAGCGACCATGGGGGCACTCCCTTTCTGGAACCGTTTTATGAAAACAACGGTTGCCGTTCAGATGTCATACCGTCTTCGAGAAATGACGATGGGCTACAGTAAGCTCACGGACTTCGAGAAGACGCGATTAGCATCCTTAGGTATCGGTAAGTCCGAAGCTGAGCAACTAGCGGGCCAGTTCAAGAAGTTCTCCAGATTGGATGAGAACGGGCGTCTAGATGTTGACTTCGGTGAGTTCGATGTACGACTAGCTAACGTCTACAAGATTGCTATTCAGCGCGACATGAACCGTGCCATCGTTACCCCTGGTATTGGGGACACGCCCACCTTAATGTCGAATGACTTCATGAAGACGCTACTTCAGTTTTACACGTTCGGCTTTGCGACGTTGAACCGCTTCATCACCCCAATGATCCAAGGTGGTGCTATGGGCCAACACGTCCAGGCATCCTCAGCGGCGTTGCTCACTCTTGTGGCGGGCTCTGTTGTTGCTATGGGTAAAGCTAAGCTCCGTGGTGAGGACGTATCGGATATGTGGGAGGAAGAGAACCTTCCTGACACAGCCTTTGAAATCCTCGACCGCTCAGGGTTCTTGGCGTACCTGTCGGCTCCTATATCCGCAGCCGCTCAAGCTGCTGAGTTAGGTGGTGCTTCTAGGTACCGCCGTAGTGGTCATTGGTTCTCCACAGCACTCGGGGTTAATGGTGGCCTAGCCGCTGACACAGCCCTCTTAGGTGAGAAAGTCTTTCGCCTAGGTGCCGGTCGAGCGTCCGTAGATGAGGTCGTTCAACAAGCCAATAAGCTACGACCTTTCTCCACACTTATTTCTACCTTTGAGCGGGGGTATGGGAACCTCGTTATTGATAACCCTGACTTCCGAGTCATTGATCTAGCTAACTAACAAGAGGGGCCATAAAGGCTCCCAATGGAGTCTTCATGGTAAAACTTGCGACTGACGACTACACCGGGGACGGTGTAACAACCGACTACACCATTTCCTTTTCCTACCTCCAAGAGTCCCACGTTGAAGTGTATGTTGCTGGTACCCTCCAGACTGAAGGAGCGGGGAACGACTACACGATTGTCACTGGGACTACTGTCCGCTTCAATGCGGGTTCTATCCCAGCCAGTAGTGCAGTAATTCAAATTCGACGGAACTCCTCGAAGGCTACACGACTAGTGGACTACACGGCTCCTGGTAACCTTACGGAAGCTGATCTAGATACCGACAGTACCCAGGCGTTCTACCGTAGCCAGGAAGCCGAGGACCGTGCGTCCGAAGCTATGCAAGAAGACTATGCAGACGCGCACTGGAACGCGGCATCCAAGCCCATCAAGAATGTGACGGACCCTACGTCGGCTCAGGATGCAGCCACGAAGGCTTATGTAGATACCGAAGTCGCTGGGACTGCTACCGCCCAGGCAGCGGCGGAAGCTGCTCAAGCCGCTGCGGAAGCAGCCCAGACGGCTGCGGAGTCGGCTGAGACTAACGCACAGACCTCAGAGACCAACGCTGCAACTAGTGAGACTAACGCCGCAACCAGTGAGACCAACGCTGCAGCAAGTGCGGCCTCGGCTGCGGCCTCGGCTGAGAACATCATCTACAACGACGTGACCTACATCACGTTCGCTGACAGCCCCTACACTCCGACGGCGGCTCAAGACGGTGAGTTGATAAGTGTTGATACCTCTGGTGGAGCAGTTTCCATTGTCCTCGGAAGTATCGCCACGTTAGGTAACGGATGGCGGATCAGCCTAAAGAAGACGACCGGCGACGGCAACGCTATCACGGTTACGGCGGCGGGGTCGGAGACCATCGACCTCGGTGCGTCGTTGGTTATCTCGGCGGCAGGTTCTGGTTCCACGCTGATAGCGGATACGGATGGTACACCTGATGACTGGACCAGCGTTGGCTTCGGTGCCTCTGCCGGTAACATGACGGTGGATACGTTTGTCGATACCACCGACTACACCAGCGGTACGACCACGCAGTTGACACTTTCTATTTCTCCTGGTTCCGAGAACAACACGACCATATCGTTCGACGGTGTGACGCAGCACCGTTCAACGTGGTCGTTGTCTGGCGCAGTTGTGACATTTGATGCGGCGATACCGACTGGTACTGCCGAGGTCGAAGCAACGACGGGTTCTACGCTGTCCGTAGGCACTCCTGCCGACGGTACCGTTACATCTGCCAAGTTGAGTGGCGATATTACTGTTCCAGGTGATCTAACAGTTACCGATAACTTCATCATGGATGTCGGAACAGTCACAGCCAGCACCACACAAACACAAGCCGGTGGACAAGCACTGACGACAGATAACGTACTGATCTCTACGTGCGCTAATCAAGGCGATAGTGTTGTACTGCCGAGTGCTGTAGCTGGTCGAAGTGTCTGGATTACAAACAGCGGTGCGGAAGCTGCTTGGGTGTGGCCCGCCAGTGGCGATGCGATTAATGAAGGCACTACGGACGCTCGTGATCCTGTTCCATTGTGGCCGAAAGAAAGTAGGGAATATCGGGCGCACGATGCGACGGGGTTCTATACTCCGCGTATGTCTGGACAGCGTGTACTACTCGACACAAAGACTGCAAGTGCATCTTCATCTTTGGATTTTACAACCGGTATAGATGGCACATACGATCAATACGAGTTGGATGAGGTGAACCTCATAGTCTCTAGTTCAGGCCAGTCTATCTATTTAAGGTTCAGCGAAGACGGAGGCTCAACGTGGGTCCAGGGGACAAACTACGCTTGGGCGATTAAAGGACACAACACCAGCGGTGTTGACCAGGACAACGGAACGACAGGAACTGGAAATTTCAATGTGCCGTCAAATGTGGGCG